CTTCATTCAGATGCTGGAAGGTCTTCACCCAGAAGAAGCAGATCTCCTGATTCTTGTTAAGGATAAGCAACTGATTGATAAGTACAATATCAGTCGCGGTCACATTGAAGAAGCTTACCCTGATATTCAATGGGGAGGACGCTCTTGATGGGTTCAATCAAAATTATCCATCAAGATTGCGATCCATCTTTATCAGATGATAAGTCTCTTCCATACACAACATATCTCGTAGAGTATGTTCAGGGAGAGACAACTCATTTTGATATTGTTATGAGCAATAAAAAAGTAGATATCTTTGATCATTACTGGGACAAGTATAGAGAGAACCTCATTCAGTTTACTCAAACTGAGGGTAGAACAAATCCCAAACTGTGGGGATACAAGAAACCAGATAAGAAGAAAAAGAAATGAGTGGATTTAATAAAGTTACTTTGGATCTTGATGCCATCAATCAACTGACCAAAGAGTATAAGAAGATCAAAAAATATATGAAGTCACCTCTGTACGAAATCAAAAAGATGGATGGCACAGAGACACGTGTGAAGAAATTATTAGAAGAAGATTAAACTGTATCACATTTTACAAAACTACTTGCATATATAAGGCATATGGTCTATAATGACCTTACGTTCAATCCCATTTGGGATCGCAAGTAAATCGCGGAACGGAGCGTTCATCCTATGTTAGAATTTTTACTTTCTGCTGAATTGGTTTGTGCTGATGCTAAGCAACTTGTTGCTAGGGCAAAGGCTAATCAAGACATGAGTGATTTAATCAAAGTAGAAATTGTCAATACTATTAAAGACGCAACAGAAAGAGGTTGTAACTGGGACGCAAACGATTGAAGGAACGGGAAACGGATCACCCGAAAGGGTAAAAGGTTAAACCCCCCATTCATTCAGGAGTAAACAAATGACTACCGCAACTTATCGTGGTGTTAAGTACAATGTCGAAGATCACAAAATCAATGTTCTTCAACTGATCAAAGATCAACTTGAAAAAGAACAGCGTCGTCAGCAAGCACAACTTGCTCAAATCAAAAAGTGAATAATCAAAGAGGGAGATTGACACTCCCTCTTTTTTTGTGTATAATAAATTTGTCAAATCATACAAGAAAGGATGAACAAAGACAGGCTCAAACTGATTGTCAAAAATTTAGAACTTCTTGTCGAATCTTTAAAGTCTGAGGTTTATTCAGACGAAGAAAGTTATCTACATAAAGATGAATATGATGACTATCAAGTTGTCCCAATCGATAGTTATGATGAAATCTTTAACGATGATGATGGTTACCCCGATTAACTATGTACGAAGAACTAAACTGTTTTGAAAAAGCTCTATCTCATTATGGAACGAGAGTAGAGATTATCGTTGCTATGGAAATGGCACGAAAGATTTCTTCCGAAGATGCATACAAAATGATCAAGGAAGAGATGAAAGAACTTAAAAAGATCAGAAAGAAACATAAAGAAGAGGATTGCGAGGATTGCTGATGAAAGTAAAACTAATTCAGGCAACACCAAGTCCTGAACAGAACATGGCGTATATTGCCCGTGTGAGCAATCCAAAGAATCAAGACAATGAAAGTTTTGAAGGTCTTTTAAAATATTGCATCAAGCATCAGCATTGGTCTGTGTTTGAACAAGCATATATGACTCTACAAATTGAAACTACAAGAGCGATTGCAGCACAGATTTTGCGGCACCGTTCATTTACGTTTCAAGAGTTTTCTCAACGCTATGCTGATAGCACAGAGTTGGGTAAGATTTCTATTCCTGAACTTCGTCGTCAGGATACAAAGAATCGTCAGAACTCTATTGATGATCTTCCCCGTGATGTATCAGAGTCTTTCCGCAAACGTATTCGTTTACAGTTTGATCATGCAGTAGATCTGTATGAAGATATGCTTGAAGCAGGAGTTGCTAAGGAATGTGCAAGGTTTGTTCTACCGCTTGCTACACCCACTAGAATCTACATGACAGGATCTTGTCGTAGTTGGATTCATTACATCTCTCTGAGGTCTGCTAACGGCACTCAGAAGGAGCATATGGAGATTGCAGAGGAGTGTAAGACTATCTTTGCACATCAGTATCCCACAGTTGCGAGAGCACTTGATTGGGCATAAATATACACACATTATGTTTTGATATGGCAACTTACCCCGTAAAGCACAAAGAGACTGGTGAAACTAAGGATGTTGTGATGAGCGTTCATGAATGGGATCAGTGGCGTAAAGATAATCCCGATTGGGAAAGATACTATACCCCTGATAACGCACCAGGTTTTGGTGAAGTTGGCGAGTGGAAAGACAAACTCGTCAAATCAAAACCAGGTTGGAATGAAGTGCTTGAAAAAGCACAGAACGCACCATCAGCCCGACAAAAGTTTAAGATCTAACTTATGCCTAGAAAGAGAAAGAGCGACGACCCGATTGGAGTTGGATACACTGCAAAACAAATGCGTCGTAAGAAACCAATCAACATGGATTTGTTGGTTGACATTGAACCACTGACTGATAATCAAGAAAAATTCTTTCAAGATTATAAGGAAGGAAAACATTTGTTTGCTTATGGGTGTGCTGGAACTGGAAAGACTTTCATTGCCCTTTACAATGCACTTAGGGATGTTCTTTCTGACAACTCACCCTATGAAAAGATTTACATTGTTAGATCTCTGGTAGCAACCAGAGAGATTGGTTTCCTGCCTGGTGACCATGAGGACAAGTCATCTCTTTACCAGATTCCTTATAAGAATATGGTAAAATATATGTTTGAGTTACCGACAGAATCTGACTTTGAGATGCTGTATGGCAACCTAAAAACACAAGGCACGATTAGTTTCTGGTCCACATCTTTTATTCGTGGCACAACACTTGACAATGCAATCATCATTGTCGATGAATGTCAGAATCTAAACTTCCACGAACTTGATTCGATCATTACCCGTGTTGGTGAAAATAGCCGCATCGTATTCTGTGGTGATGGAGTACAATCAGATTTGACAAAAACCTTTGAAAGGAATGGAATCTCTGATTTCACCCGCATTCTCACAAAGATGGAATCATTCTCACTGATTGAATTTGGTATTGAAGATATTGTTCGATCTGGTCTTGTTAAAGAATACATTCTTGCAAAGAACGCAATTGGTATGGTATGAATTTTATTCATCATAATTATCTCGGTGACATTGAACTTGAAAAGAAAGAAACTCCTGGATGCCGACTTTATAAAGTCCCAAATGGTGATTGGGTTCCTTCTATTACTTCTGTCACTTCTTTTTATAATCGCCAGATTTTTACTGAGTGGCGAAACAGAATTGGAGAAGAAGAAGCTAATCGAATTACGAAGAAAGCAACCACACGTGGTACGGATTTTCATGAAGCGGCACAGGCATATCTCATGAACTTACGGTTGGATTGGGATGAGTTTCTTCCTGCCACTCAGTTTATGTTTCATCATGCCAAGCCATATTTGGATAAGATAAATAATATTCATGCCATTGAACGTACTCTCTTCTCAGAATACCTAGGACTTGCAGGTAGAGTAGATTGTATTGGCGAGTATGAAGGTGAACTAGCAATCATTGACTTCAAAACATCAGAGAAGATCAAACCAGAGAAGTGGTTGGAGAACTATTTTGTTCAAGAAACTGCATACGCATGTATGTACTATGAGATGACGGGCATTCCTGTCACCAAACTTATTACTTTAATGGTTACTCCTGGTGGAGAGGTCAAGGTATTTGACAAAAGAAACAAAGACGAGTATATTAAGTTACTAGTTCGCTATATTAAAGAATTTGTCACCAACAATTTATCTTACACCAATGCTAAATGAACTAGACGAAGCCTTTCAAAAAAAGTTTTTGGGTCCTGCTAAATTCGCACAAGAAATTGAAAAACTTGTGCATGAAAATGACGATCTAAACTATATTGATGCTGTCGTTGTGTTCTGCGATAAAAACAAAATAGAACTTGAATCTGTACCTAAACTTTTATCTAAACCATTAAAAGAAAAGTTGAAGTATGATGCTATGGAACTCAACTTTTTGAAGAGAAGTTCCAGAGCAAAATTGCCCCTTTGATTTGATTTTTACCTGAAAAACTTTCCGGTAAAAATTTGACCTATTACTTTTTTCATGATGCCAATCGAGTGCTATAAGACTTATCTTGCGATGAAGCAACACTTCACGAAAGATAGTTATGATTACTTGAAATATTGTGGCAGAGTAAAAGCATCTGCCAATGCATTTAATAAAAGAAAGGACAGATATTTCTTTGAAAGAATGTCCAGACAAAAAAGTGATGAAGAGATCGAACAGTTTTTTATTGCAAACTTTGCCAGTTGTGATGATCCACAATCTCTTTACATTGCAGACATTGTAAAGAACGGGGAGAAAACATATGTCGCCTGGCAAAAAAGAAATCAATCACTCTCATACATCTTCAAGGGAGAGATTGGATCCGTCTTTTCTGGAAAAGATTTTGATAGTTTCTTCAAGAGTGAAGAAAATCGACATCCGCAAATTGTCAAGGAATTCTTAAAGCAAAACATTTCACTTGAAACTCTGGTGATCCTGGACAGAATACTTGGATACAAATCTAAGTTCGATAAGAAGTTAACAGATCCAGTTTGGGTACTGATATCAAAACGTATAACCAAGTATTCTCCCTTCCTACATATTGATGTATTTCGTTATAAGAAAATTTTAAAGGAGATAATTTTATGAGTTTCTTCGACTCCGAAGTGGTTAGATCAGAAATGACAGAGATCACTGAACTTCAAGAAGAAGTTTATACAAAGGTCTTTGAATTTCCAACGATGACAAAGGAAGAAAAGATTGAACATGTAAAAACTCTTGAACGTCTTCTGGACAAACAAAGAGTTCTTTACACAAGATTATCTCTTTCTGATGATCCTGAGGCAAAGATGATGAAGGAGAACATCTCCAAGTCCGCAAGGATGATGGGGATGCCTGCGGATGTTGATATGAGTGTTGTGTTTAATAATATGGACAAGATGCTCAAAACGATGCGCCAACAGGTTGACAGGGACCTGACCTAGGTCCTATAATAACGAAGTACACACAAGCCAAACTACAAGCCAAATCCAAATGTCTTTTTCCGATCTTAAAAAACAGTCCCGTCTGGGTTCTCTCACTTCCAAACTGGTTGCTGAGGTAGAAAAAACTGCCGTCAAGAGCGGTGGTGCAGATGAGCGACTGTGGAAACCATCCCTCGACAAGAGTGGTAATGGTTATGCCGTGATTCGTTTTCTTCCTCAACCTGAGAGTGAGGATATTCCTTGGGCAAAAGTATATTCCCATGCCTTCCAAGGTCCTGGTGGTTGGTACATTGAGAACTCGCTGACAACTATTGGTCAGAAAGATCCTGTCTCTGAGTACAACCGCGATCTGTGGAACAGTGGTAGTGATGCTGACAAAGATACTGTCCGCAAGCAAAAGCGTAAACTGTCCTATTACAGCAACATTTATGTTGTAAAGGACCCTACCAATCCCGAAAACGAAGGAAAAGTATTCCTGTTCAAATATGGTAAGAAAATTCACGACAAGATTCTTGCTGCTATGCAGCCAGAATTTGAAGATGAAACTCCTATCAACCCCTTTGATTTCTGGCAAGGTGCAAACTTCAAACTCAAAATCCGCAAGGTGGATGGCTACTGGAATTATGACAAGTCAGAGTTTGATTCTCCTGCACCTCTCCTTGATGACGATGATGCACTTGAAGCAATCTGGAAGAGAGAGTATTCTTTGACAGAGTTTACTGCACCTTCTAGTTTCAAGTCTTATGAAGAACTTGAAAAGCGTCTGAACATGGT